ACTGCTGAGCCGTGGCCGTAGCGGCCACTACGCGGTGGATGTCGAAGATAAAGCCGCCGGTGTGCGTACCGCCTGCGGTAAAGACGATCTGCGGCGCATAGAGCGGCAACGGCCGTTCTGACATGTTGTTTTTGCCTATCACCGGGAGCGTTTCCGCGAACGATCCGCCCGGGGTGCCTCCCGAAGCGTTCGTTATACGAATGCTCCCCGCGTCCAGTTCAACGCTTTGTTCAGAGAGGATCGCGTTGATCGGCACGACAATGCGCAGCACCAGGGTTTGCCCCGCGGCGATACTGAATTCGCGGAAGGTGCGGAACTCCCGCCCGGCGAAGAATCCGGTTTGCCCGATGTCTACGCGAAGCCGACGATTAGGTCCGTCGCCGCCGTCGGTCAGAAGATCGAAAGGCGGATGGGCGATATTACGTTCCGCCCAGGTGCCGTCGCGCATATCGGTTATGCGCCGGAGGAAACTACCGAAAACCCGCGCGAATTTATCTGCCATGGCCGAATTCCTATTTTAAGGCGGGATCGCGAAGCGGATAAAGCAACGCGGTTACGGGTTTAGGGAGATAGCCCATGTCGTAGGCGCCATCGGCATTTTCGTCGCGGTCTTTGTACAGGAAGCCGAGCTGCAGGAGTGTCGCGGCCTGCACTTCGTACTTCACGACCTTATCGCCGGAGCTGTCGACTACGTAGGTCGGGTCGCCCGAGCTATCAAGGATCGGATCGTCGTTGCTGTCGCGCTCGACCTCATACGGCGAAGCGCTCTTTAGGTAGTTCTTCACCGCGCTGGACGCCGCACCGATATACGCCTCGATTAGCACGTCATCCAGGGCGTGATCCATGTTCAGGTGCTGCTTGCCGCGTTCCAGGGTGACGTACATCATTTCAGCGTCACTCCTTTAGCCGGGTCGAAGGTGCTCGCATTATCGCGAAGGTCTTTACCAGCCCGACCCGCTTTTACGCAGAGCGTCCACGAGTCGTTAGCCCCGGGCTTGTCGGTGTTCGCCGACTTGTTCGATACCCACTGGCTGCCGCCCCAAGTCACGGTGTCATGCGCGGCGTACTCGTCGCCGTCACGGTGGACACCCTTGTAAATCTGGATCGGCATTTCGAACTTCTCGGCGACCGTGGCGCCGCTGGATTTGGTCAGGGTCACGGAGAAAGCCCGTTCGCCGTCCTGCGTTACGCTCACGCCATCCACGCCATCCACAATGCATTCCCAGCCGCGCATGCCGTGGGTGCGCTCATACGAGCGCCACAGGCCGCCGCGGAAAGCCGCGTAAGTGCCCCGTGCGTACTGCTTCGACTCGTCGATCGTCGGCAGGATCTCAAGTTCCAAGGCGTCGCGGCCGTCGTGCGGCTGCTTGACTTCTGGAACCGCGATAAGCGCGGCGGCAGAGCGGGCGAGTTCCTGAAGGTCTACTGGGTCCGCATCTTTGCCCGCGATCGGTTCGGGCATTACCACGAGCGCAGCGGCTTCGGCCGCGAGCAACGCCAGGTCGACGGTAGGCAACTGGATGAATTCCGCTGCCGCTTTCGCCAGGGCTTCCAGGTCGACCGGTTCGGCGTCTTTGCCGTCCTTCACTTCTGGCAGCACGACGAGCGCAGCGATGGCCTCAAGGTCCGGTTCGACTGGCGCCGGTAGTTCGTTGATACGTTTATGCAGCGCGTCGATCTGTTGCTCTTTCTGCGATAGGGCTTCGCGCAAGGGCGCGACAGCTTTCTCCACGGCAGCGGCAATCACCGGCGCCAAGAATTCCGCTTGCGCTTCGAGTTCACGCAGGTTCATTGGTCAGCCTCTTTTCGATCAGCAGGGCGAGCATTTTCGCGCTGTCTTGAATGTCTTCGTCGGTGGGTTCCGCGGGCGCGGCCGGAGTTTCTATCGCTGGCGCTGACGGGGTCGTCGCGAATGGATCCGCCTGCGAATCGCGCTTCGCCAATGCGGCCAGGGAGAAGTTCTGCTGCTGCAGGTATGGCGTAGCGCCGCCTTCCACAGGTGCCAGGTTGATACGCCTACGGGCTTCATCGGGGGCCATGATGCCACCTTTAACGCCCGCGGAGAGGGTTTCCATCAGGGCGGTTGGGTCCATCCTAAGGAGGCCATCCACGTCTAGCTCAACGCCGTAGCGATCCGGCAGTGACAGTCCGTCGTCCATACAGGCTTCGTACTCTTCGACCAGTACCTGGATGCAGTCCGAGTAATACTTCTGGTTCTCTTGTGCCGCGGTAGTACCGGTAGGCGAATTGGTTACGCCGACTTTGGACGGCGGAACGTGGAAGGCGGTACAGATCATTTCCGCGGTAAGCCGGAATTGCTCGATCAACTGCGAATCGGTGGCCGACATCTTCATCTGTTGGAACTTGAGATCGTCACCGACCACGGCCACCTTGCCGGCATTCTGGCCGGTGTAATTCGCATCCCAGTGCGCTTTGAGCCGTGCTGCCGTCTCGTCGCTGATAGCTCCGGGAGCCGACAGAATCCCGCCAGGCCGCGCGCCGTTCTCGAAGAAGGTCGAGCTATCGCTTTGCATCTTGAGGGACTGGCACGCGGCTTGCGCAGCGGCATAGAGCGGAGAAACGCCGACCAGGGGGTGGAACAAGCAGTTCATCCGGTCATGGATGATCTCGGACGCAGGCACGGTTACGCCGTCGCCTACGCGGTTCAAATTGTCGTTCGAAAGCTGGTAGTAGATAGAACCGTCGTCAGCAACCAAGGGAAGCACACGGCAGGGGTCGAGCAAGTAAATCGCGACTACGACGCCACGCTGGTCACGCTGCTTCAACCCGTAGGTATTGCCGCTGATCAGCTTGGACGTCTGCCACCACTGCTTAAACTGGATATGGTTCTGGTAGTTGTTCGGCTTCTTGAGTACCGGACTGAAAGCTGGGCTAGTGGTCTCTTTCCAGATCCCGTTCGCGTCCAGTTCCATCAACCGCTGGCGCAGCTTGCCGATGTCGTTCGCGATCAGCGTTACGCAGGCGTAGACCGCGTAATGCGCCAGGACGGATTCATTGGTCCAGGTTTCGTTCTTCTGCCACGCTCCGCTAAATGGTTCCTTAATCATCGGCCACCAGCCGCCCAGTCCTGTACCCGCCGGCGACATAGGTGCGCGCTTGAAGGTCAGAGACAACTCTCGGCCGAAAATACGCATCGTTTACACCTGCACTGCGATAAAGGCTTCGATGTCAGACTTCTTGATCCGGCCGTCTTTACCGGTGCCGGTCACCTTCGACAAATCGATATTGTTCTCGGCAGCGAACGCCGATAGGGCTTCGGAAACGAGCGGTTCGTCTTCGACTACGGGCTTCACGGGCGCCGCTGTAAGCATTCGGGTCTCATAAGTGCCGTGGCCTAACTTGCGGAGAGTTTCTGCGTAGCGTCGCGCCATGAGAACTTTTTTCCCGCCCTTGCTGTAGATGAATTCGACTTTGCTCATGCGAAAAATCCTCAAATTTCACCCGAGTATACGGGTTTCCGAAAATTACTCAAAGAAAAGGCCCCGAAGGGCCTTTCCAGTTCACTCAGCGTAGCGCATTAAGCGGCGGTGCCCCAGTTCACGTTATCCAGCCAGGCGACGGCGCTTACACGACGGCGCTGCCAGTTGATGAAACGCTCTGCCAGGAAGGCGGTGCTGTTGGTCTGGAACATGGAGACCATGGTGGTCGGCGTACCGGTGCCGCTGTGGTTGGTCGGGTTGTCCAGCATCTGCAAAGAAGCTTCGCGGGACGAGTCGATGGTCACTTGACCGTCATCGGCCAGCCAGATGTCAGAAGCGTTCAGCAGAATCACCATGCCGCCGCCGGAGTCGACTGGGAGGTAGTCCGAAACGATCACCGGAACCCCGAGGAAGGTGCCGCCGTTGAGGTTCAAGCCCGGGAACTCGGCCTGGCCCAGGGGGTTCAGCATCAGGCTGAGTGCCAACGCGGTGGTCGAGTCCATCAGATACACAGCGTTACGCGGGGCGTTACGTGCGGCGATGAACGGAGCCCACAATGCGGCGACGTCTGCCCGGACGTCTTCCGCAGTGTTACCGCTGGAAGGGATGCCGGCGATGCCATTGGTGATCGAAGCAGGCGACACGTTCGCTACCGCTGCTTTAGCCGGGTCCACGAAGTCGATGTCAGCACGCTCGATTACCGCAGCGGCCAGGCCGTCACGCACGAGGCGTTCTGCCGAAGGATCGCTGAAGCGGATCAGTTCGTTGGTCAGAACCGCGATGGTCGCGATTTTGTTCCAGCGCAGTTCGGTATCGTTGAAGTCGAATGCGGTCAGCGGCTTCGGCGCGCCTTCACCTACCC